AAATCAAGCATTCAGCTGACTTGTTGATCTGATCATAAAAACTAATAGTAATTGGCTCCCAATTGAATTTTGTCTGGACAATTGTTTTGTGATTATAGACATTTATCAATTGTGTGTCGGTGCTCCAACGGGGAAGTTCAACTGTTTTTGCAACCAATGGTGGTAATCCTATTAATAGGTTTCCTTTGCCGTCGGTATCTCGAACATAAAGTTCCCATGCATATTTTAAATAAGGGAAGTTTTCGCCCAGTCCAATCCCACTTCCGTGAGACTGAATGCCTGACATTATTCTTTTAGTTGCTGTATTACTATAAGTCATCTACAATTTTGCTCCAATAGAAAAGGGCGATTTCTCGCCCTTTTCATTTAGTGTAAGGGCAAGCAGTTTGCTTACACTTACTTATCACTTCAAATTAAAGCGTCAGTTTAACCGGCGCTTCGACTTGCTTCAGAAGAATCGTCGCGCTCACCACCAGACAACAACTCTTCTTCCTCATCGCCTAGGTAATGATTTGCATTATCATACTTGATAGCAATTGTGATCTGTAGCGGATCACTGGTTGCATAGTTGTTTTCGCCGTAGTTTACGTTTTGAATATAGCATCCGCCTAGGTGCCATAGATCCAATACATTAAACTCGCTGTTTCCGCCGTCAAGGTTTTCAATTTTCATTTCAAACTTGTAACCGCTACCAGCTCTGGTACTGGCTTGATCAGCGTGGTCAACTTGCTTTTGGAGTTGGGCTGCAATAGCTTTAGCAACACCACCTGTTACATCATCACGAACTGTAAGCGTGATTGGGTCCCAGGTATGTTTGCCGGCCAAGAAGATTCTTGAGTTATAAACATCAACTACCACATCGTCATGTGTGAGACTTGGTCTGCTGACACTTACAACCTGGCTTGTTAGTTGCTGAGTTTCAGCGTTTCCACCAAAGGCTATTAGGGTAACCCTAAATCGATAGGATAGTTTTGGTTGTACCAAAACACCATCGGCTCCTCCTGGTACATTAAATTTGTCTAATTGAACTGCCATTTTGAATTCTCCTCAGTGCTATTTAGCGTGTACCACCGGCAATCGCGCCAGTGTTAACAACTCTAACAGGAATGTAGATAAATTCTGCGGCTTTAACTGGCTCAATTGCCACATCAATGTACAGTTCGTTTCTATCAATTCTAGTTGGTGTGTTGTTTGTTTCATCACATACTACCAAGAAGTCGTACACAGCTCGTTTAACAAACAAGTCTTCCATAAAGCCGTTGAATACTGATACTACGCGATCTCTTGTGCGCTTGTCGTTTGGTTCAAAAATGAACGGACGAGCAATAACATCAAATCTTTCACGCAAGTAGGCCAGTAGTCGGCCAACGTTTACACGGTCAAGTGCAGAGTCTGCTGGGTATAGAGTCTTTTGACCCCAAATGTACAGACCTTGACCTGGGAAGTTAACCATTGGATTAATCTTCTTCAAGTATAAGGTATCGCGCTGACCTTGGTTTAACGCAACTGGCATAAACTCATTTTCTGAATTTACTAAACCTAGGTTGCTGATACCGCTTAGAGCACCGCGTGTTAAACCAGCTGGTGCAAACCATGGATAGCTAACCAAGTCGTTGTAGGCAATACCACGCAATACTGCATGGCTAGCTGGAACTGCAACATCGTTACCACTTAGGTCTGTAGACAAGCAACTTGGATAGTAAATTGCGGCGCCGCCGTTACGAGTTGTTAAACCGTCGGCTCCATTGGTACCAGCATTGGTACCATCTGCCCATGTTGTAACATCGCTCATTCTGTTTGACAGCTTCATTGGTGTGTCAGCAATTACAAATGCAGTTTCCTTGCGGTCTACATTCAATGTGATCATTTCGTCTAAGCACTCAACATAGCCAGGTGTGGCAATGATGTTGAATGTTAGTGTTTCTGCACGAAGTTCTTCGTTGTCAACCAATGCTTCCTGTAGACGCTTAACTACTACACGACGCTGAGCCTTTTCAAACATATAAGGTGAACCAGCTCGTGGGCCAGAGTCAAGATTACCAGACTCAGTTTGCCAAAATTCTTCTGTGGCATTCCAACGCTTGACATTACCTGAGCTTACTGCATGATTCCATAACAGCATGTCATCGGGGTAATAAGCAGGATTTGGTGTTTCATCGTCCATTGGTGTAGCACCGCCTGCAACACCACTGGTGTCACCTGCTGTGGCAGTTAGGTCGACAAACAAACAGCCGTTTTCGGTTGTTTGGTCTGCGTTGTCGCGTGTTACCCAATCTGAACCATCATAAAATTTAATAACAGGATAGTTGTCCATGTCATTGGTGTCAATCCAAACATCTCCTTGGCTTGGTGTACCTGGCTCTTCGGTGTTAACTGTTACACCAGTAACTGGCTTCCAAGTTGGAACTCCGCTAACAGTATCTTTGATGTACATGTCAACTGTGTCGCCGGCATCGTACCATAGCTTACCATCTGGAATTGCGCCAGTCGGAGCAGTAGCAGAAACGCTAGGCTCTAAGCTAATCCAAGCACTACCTGTATAACGCTTGATTGTAAAGGCAGCAACATTTGGATCTGCTGTTTGGATATAGATATCGTTGGTGTTTAGTCCTGTTCCAAATGCTGTTGTTGCTGTTGCATTATCTTCATAGGCAACCAACATGTCAACTTTACCTGGGCCAATGGCCTGCACAGTCCAGCTTTCAGTTGTTGCATTGTACTTCTTCAGCTTGATGTTGAAACCTGCATTAGGAGTTGTTGTCTTAAACCATACATCACCAGCTACTGCACCTGTTGGTACATTGTAGTGTGGAGCAACATTAACAGTTTGAGATAGGTCGCCTGAAGTGACCTTTGTCCAAGTTGATGCACCTGTTTTTTTATAAAACTCAAATAGTGCATTTGAAGCATCGACTGCGTATTGACCAACACTACCAGTACTGGCCCCTGGAACACCATTGGATACTGTCACTGCTTTAGAAACCCAAGCAGTACCAGAGTATTCAAAAATACCCCATGATGTTACATCGCTTTCTACCCAATATTGATTGTTTGTAGGAGGACCTGCTGGAGCAGTTTCGCTTGGCTCCAACTCTTCCATTTTTAGGTCTGCGCGGACTAGAATTGCGCGATTGGCAATACCTAGGTAGTAGTATGCCGCTAACAAACCATATTCGTTAAGTTCGTGTCCGTGAATTGGTGTACCATCAACAATGGTAAACTCTGGTTCACCGTATAATTGTGCCAATTCTCTTTGACTAGTGATTAGCAAAGGCTTTTTAGCATAAGGTGCTGTGGTGTAAAGTGCTGTTGAACCGTCGGGTGCTGTCTTGCCTTGTCTAGTTGCTAAAACAATAACAGGAACCGTTCCGTTGCCAGCTGATGCGTATGCGCTTTCATCGATGACGCTAACACTTACGCCTGGGGAAACTAGCTGAGCCATATAAATATCTCCGTATTCATTCTAAGGGATTTTCGTACCCTTCTTGAAGATATTTAGCAGATTACGGTAAAAGAGGACCTATTTATTGAAATATGTCAAATTTGCTTTTTACTGGACAACCGCTTTTAACTGCAAATACAGCTGGTCAATGCTGTCGTTGTTATCAATAACATAATCAAAGTTTGTACCTACCCAGGCTGTTTCGCTGGCATGGATACCTAACTGTTTTAGCTTGGCAGCGGCAACTGCGTCACCTTTATTGGCGTTAGCTGCCATGATGTGCCAACTTGGTAACTCACCGCGCTGTACCCAAATTACTTTTCCGCCAGCTTCTTTGATGGCACGAATTTCTTTTGGGAATCGGCAATCGCTGATAACAATATTGTCTTTGCTGTTACGCAAGCGGGCTTCTAAACTGGCAATCCAAATATCATCGTGGAAGCTACGACGACACACTTCTGTACCCCAATATTGCAATACCCAGCGCGGAGTTAGTTCAGGCATAGCAAGCCTTTTAGCCCACCACGGGTCTACTTGCTCTCGCCACTCTCGGGCTTCTTTGGTACGCCCTTCTAGGAGTTCCCTGTCCCAACCAAATACTGCGGCAACTGCGTCTTTGAGGGTAGCGGCAAATGAGTCTCTACGGAACTCATGGAAGTTTACTAGATAGTCTGCGGCGGTGTCTTTGCCAGAACCTATGAAACCGCATACGCCAATGATTTGTTTTGTCATGTACTATATTAGCAAAAAAGCTAGTACAATGTCAAGTTACCAATCATCCAAATATGAAGCCTAACGGTGTTCCACCTTCGGCATAGGTTTTAAGATCTTCTTCGAGCTTTTCTATCTCAGCCTGGGCTTGTGTGATCAAGTCGGCTCCGTTCAGTTGCACTCCACCTTGCGGTCCGGCTAACTGAGCAAACTTGCTACGAGCTTGACCCAGCATCATTTTTGCATGGGCTAGTGCATAGTCTTTGATCCATGGCGCAGAGCTGGTATCAGCCAATAACTCCTCGTCTGGTCTATAATTGTAGGTATGGATAATAACCTGCTCTTCAGAGTTAAATCGTCTGTGCAAAGACAATCTTTTTGATGTATTTGAAAAATTATAAGTCACATAGGCACCAAACATTGTGGCTAACAATTCGCGATGCCCCATATACAATTCAAAGGTTGTTGCGCGACCTGCTTTGGCATAACTCAACAAGTACATGTTCAAGTAACCAGCTTCAAACGGATCAAAGCCAGTTGCACCTGAACCACCTGAGCTTACGCCGCCGCTGTTTTGTCTATAGACATTTCTAACTTCGATAACTTCGTCAGGAAGAACATATTCATTGACTTCGGGTTCTAATGTTAGAACCATAAAACTTTCTTCAACTGCGCGACTACTGCGCTGACGGTATTTAGACACGGCTTTGTCAATAGCCATATCATAGTGCTCTTTATCAAGCTCAACATCTACCATGCCTCCGCCGAGGCTTAGTTCGATGAACTTTTGAGCTTTGTTTCTTTGAGTAGTATCTGCCATGTGGTGTCTCCGATACTATTTACCGGAGACACCCAAGCAAAACTTACTTGACAGCGCGGAGTAGTATGGTTTCTGGACTAATACGGGCTTTTAGCTTGGTTTCTACGCTCTTAATAGGGTCCATAAACTTGCGTAGCTGTGGCTTTCCAGAGATCTTAAACTTATCTAGAACTTCCTGCGGCTTGCGTAGAGTTTTACAGACACTTAGCGTTTCGCTAAATCCAGTGATACCACTGCCCTTAACACCAAGGCTAGTGATTACCATGTCGCCGTGTGTGTTGGCATGGAATCTGCCTAGCTTGCGTGTCTTGGTGTTGTAGACCCAAAGCTCTGTGCAACCAATAATGTCTCGTGGATCAATGCTGTTAAGCTTGAGTGCTGGAAACTCCTTGAGGTACTTGAGATTTCTTACCAGCTTTTCTGGTGACACAGGCTTGCGCTTGGGCTTGGCACGGGTTGCAATTTTTGCAGTCTTGTATGCATTAGCACCGTCAATGATGCTCTGGTAAAACTTGATTGCGTCCTTGGCACCTCGCTTACCAAGATGCTTGTATCCTTCAAGCAATTGAGGGCACTTGCCTTCAAGATATTCTTCTAGCTCAGCAATATGACGCTCGTAGATTTCTGGAATCTTTGCGGCAAACTGTGCCGGTAAGCCCGACGCTTGCAAGAATTTATAAGTGTCAAACTCCTTCTTGCTGTCAAAGTATTCGTCAATGGCTCCTTCAATCTCACCTACTACTTCACTAAACTTTTCACGCAGGCGG